CTTATCACCCACAAGACCATGCCCCTTACTGATATGCTCTAGCAGTCTTTCTCCGTAGGTGTCAAAGCTTCCTACTTCTTGAGATTCCTGCTTACCGATAAAACTTAGTAGTTCTTCATCAGTTAAATCTATCTTATTCATTATCTTCCTCCCTCTATCAATTTGTACGGTATTCCAAATTGATCATAATCTGGAGCTTCAGATGGGTGGACAAAATTTATGCCTTTATCCTTTAAAAACTGTTCCAACTTTACTTGTAAGTATCTATGGGATAATTCTGATCCTTTTTTGTTTCTAATAGGTCTAGCGTAATAATAAATATCTTTTACCATGCAAAGCTCAATATCATCTAAATCTGCATTTGTAATCAACTTTTCAATCAAGTGTTTAGCTCTTTTTCTTATGAACTTGCAGCAGTCAAACCAGTCTTCCCACCTGCGTAGATCATCTATTGCCACAAAAGCCATCTCATCACATATATCAAGCCTTTCGTTAATTATTTCTTTTTGATTTTTTGTTAATTGCATATCTCTCTCCATTTTTGTTGAATTTTCTAAAATTTCATTGAATATTCAATCGGTAATTTAACTAAAAATAGTTTTCTTACCTATATCCAAACTTCTGTAGGTGCTTGTTTAGTATCACCTTTCTTGATTGTCAGCACATCCCATTTATCTCTAAGCTTTTTTGGACTTAGGATATTAGATTTCCAAAAATCATCAGCATTTGCGTACTTGAATAACGCTAAGATGTCATGGTGGCTGCGATTGTCTTGTTCTCTCATTAATCGTACATCATTTGCCCATATATCAAACTTAGGTTCTTTATGATTCGGATTGAGATTTCTGATCAAACTAAAAATCGATACAGCTACCTTCATATCGCTATTTTCATAGCGTAGGTTCTTTTTAGGTTCCTTTTTAGGTTTGTGTACCGTTTTTGGGACTTTAAAAGTACCGTTATTGGGACTTTCGTAAGTACCGTTTTTGGGACTTATGTTAAGGTAGTACATGTTTGATGAGCCATACACTTTCTTTCTATCAAGAAGATTTTTATCATTTAAGCCTTTCATGCACTTCAAAACAGTTTTTCTATCCATACCTGTTTTTTTTGCCACATAAGCAATACTTGGGTTACACTGGCCAGTGTCACCGTTATGGCAGTCTGCAAGGCACAGTAAGACGAGTTTCTCGCTGCTGGTGGTAATCTGCTCCCATGCCCAGAAAGTCGCTCTAGCGCTCACCTACGCGCTCTCAGAGCCATAAATGATCTTAGCTCTGACTCTTTGTCTTGTTTTGTCTGTTTATGGCCGTTATCACGCCTAGACTGTGATATTTTCAAGTGCAAGTCGTGAAAGTCATTATCCTTGACCTGGCGTTTAGCTCTTTGGTCATATTTCTCAGGAAACAAATCGCTGATATTCATGCCAACACTTTTCACGACATCGACTGCACCACAGCCTGACCAGCATTTGATCAAGATATTACCTGACTCAGCGACATCTATGTTTAGACTTGGACTGTTATCATCGTGTGCAGGACATTGCGCGATGTAGGATTCACGATGTTTTTTCTTAGGATTGACTCTTTTGCAGTTGTTGAGCTTGCTAATTAATCTTTCGATTGACATATCTCACCTCGCAGCTGTTTCACCAATTTGTATTCCCTGTACCTAGTGTCAGGTACTTTTTCTTTCCATTGGTATACTGCAAAGACAGATACATCAAAGTATTCTGCGACTTCATTGGGCGACCCAAAAAAGTCTACTATTTCATCATATTTAGACATTTTTATTTCCTCAGTTGACAATCCTTATAAATATAAATAAACTTATAGACTCATGTCAAGCATCTGGAGGGATGTATGAAAATTAAATGCAGTTCTTGCAAATATCCTTTAGAAGAAATGTCGTGTGCTAATTGTGGTGGCTCTGGTGAGGGCTACACTGAAGGTACGCTATGCACTTCATGTAATGGCATGGGAACACTTAGAAATGAATTATATTGTCCAGAATGTGAGGAGGAATCATGGGACGAGTAAAAGACACAATCATTGATCAAGAGGATGCAACTTATCCACCTGATCATCTACAGGCATCTATTGAGTATGAGTTAGCAGAAGTTATCAAGTCTGCCGCACACAACACTCATTGGAATGAAATAGAAATGCAGAAGTTTTGTTCTACGCTTATCAAGCAGGTATTCGATGACATGCAGGACAATGCACAAGATTACTGGAATGTACCATTTTAGGAGATGAATATGGACGCAATATTGGAATGGTTAAATCAGCGACCAGAAGGCTGTAAAGTGTTGGCAGTTAAGAGCTACGAAGCTCTTGGCGAGGTTGTCATAACTCTCAAGCATGAAGAGGGAGAGGATGATGAATAAGTCAGAATCTATAGCTGAACTAGCTAAGGCTCTTTGTAAGGCTCAATCCGAAATGGGTGGGGCCGTCAAAGACGCTAAGAACCCATTTTTTAAGTCATCTTACGCTGATCTTACTAGCGTAATCAAGGCAATCAAAGAGCCGTTCAACAACAATGGCCTGTCATACATTCAGTTTCCAGTCACTTCATCTGGTGGCAACGGCGTTGGCGTTAAGACTGTTCTTATGCACACTTCTGGACAGTTTATCGAATCTGAGTTTTATCTGCCTCTTGTTAAGGCTGATCCGCAAGCTGGTGGCTCTGCAATCACTTACGCTCGTAGATACGCTTTACAGGCATTAGCTGGTATTCCAACAGCAGATGACGATGCAGAAGCTGCTATGTTTAGGAATGAACCAAATGTCAACCAGGTATGCGATGAGGC